CTCTACATCATTGTTTGCCAAGAACTCTGGTGGAGCTGCAAACTTTCTTTCTCTGCTCAATACATTGTATACTCTTTCTATCAAAGGCTGTAGCATCTCCGCTTGCAATCTTCCTAAGACCGGGCCAAGTAATCGCATCTTCTCTTCTGTTCTCTGGATCACTTCGGTAGCTGTCATCTGTGGCCCCTGTGATAATATTAACTGATCTACATAAAACGCTGATCGGATTGCATTCCTTCTTTGCTCTTCCATATTCAAGCCAAGAGCGTTGTTTGCTCCTATATTTAATGGTTCTATCCTATCTCTGGTACCTGATCTGTAATAATTAAGTCCACCCGGTACAGTTCGTATTGGCATCATAAATCCATCATCAGGAAGCATCAAAGGTGGATCTACCTGTTTTTGTGCAGATCGTATAATGACTTCTGACATTTTATTGAGCATCTTAGTATCGGCAAGTGCAGTCATTGCAGGAGATCTGCCATAGCCTAATTCAAAGGATGCTTTTAGAAATCTTGGACACACATAAGGCAATTCATCATACCCACCTTCTGATATCGTTATCTTATCGTGTGGATCTATATACACGCTAGCAAAAGGTTTATTTAAACTATCTAACTGTGTAATATCATAGGCTTCTCTTGGGAACACAGCGTGCAACAGTTCTACTTCCTTGTATGGCTCCATCCTTGCCATGTTCTGTAACCTTGGGGGCAAATTCTCTTCCCCAAACATTTTTCTCATAGCAATGCAGGTCATCTTAAATTTACGATATACTGTATCGACTGTACCCTTTTCATCTTCGGCTAGATAGCATTCAGCTATATGCCTTGTGCTAAATCGTACATCAGTAATATCATCCTTTTCTATACTCATAACTGCTGTGCCAAACACCACTAAGTCTGAATATAGTTCATGAACTGCTTCTGCAAAGTTGGAACGATTGAAGGTATTGTACATGACATCCGTTACCCCCTCTAGCCACTCCTTTGCTTCGTCATCTCCATCTAGCTCTCTATCCTTGAAACGCAAACTAAACCATGCAGAACTAGGATTGGTCAACATTCCATGTAAACTCGCTGCAAGCATTTCTGCTGCGTGTATAGCTGTACCATCAAACACTAACTCTGTACGCTTATCACCAGAGGTACGCTTCTTGGTTATGTCTGCTTTTCTTGGTGATATAAAATCTGCTAGTTGCTGCCAATGACTTTCCCAGTTGCTTCTTTGATCTACCAAAGTTTTGAACTGGTGCATGATTGCAACTGCTTTTTTATCTTCAGCCATCTATCCTCCTAACAAGGTTTTTACAGAAGTGCTATCTCCTGTAGCGGTTAATCCTTGAGTACCCGTCAATATCGTAGTTCGCTCTCCTGACACTTTTCTTCTCTTTCTATACTGCGGACTATCATCATCTGATCGTACAGCAGCCTTTGGCTGTACTACTGGCGGTGCAGGTTGTGCAGGTGGCGGTGGTGGACTAGGTCTTGAAAAAAATCCTCCCATATCAATATCCTCCTAGTAAAGTTGGTGACACGCTTGAGCTATCTTCTGCCGTTAAACCTGCCGGGCCTGTCAGCATAGTAGCCCTTACACCCCTTCTTCTTTTTAATCTTGTTTCTTCCTTATCTATCTCATCCCTCTCTACTGGTCTTATAGCAGGTGGAGGAGGAGCCGGAGGGGGTGGTGGCGGTGTCGGAATTTTGGGCGATAAAAAACTCATAACTCTCCTGTATGTGTAAATGGGTTATAACTATTTGATGCCATCCTCTGCATGGGTTGGCTCCAACTATTTCTTTCTTTTAATCCTACAGCCATGTATCTGTAAGCATCGCTTGCATGGCTGCTAAAATCATGAACTGGACTATTTCTAAAACTTCTTGTTCTCTCGTTATAGGCTCTATGGTAATGCCTTAGTGCATCCAGCCCTATCTTACATCGCTCACTATCAAACCAACATCGTGGTATTAACATCTGAGCTGCGTGTATTCCATCTTCTAGTGGCAGCTTTGGTGCTACTCGAAAGTTCAGACCTAGATCATAGGCAATCTCTCTTCTGCTCTTTCCTGATCCCAACTCTCGTACTTCTATATCGTGTGGTGCTACATGGTCTCCATATAAATACTTCTTTCTTTGAAGTACATCTACATAATGGGGTAGCCCCTCATTTCTATTTTCATAAAAGTCAATCACATTAATAGCACGCCCATCATTCTGAGCAAACCATATTGCTGTGCTATCGCCAATACCTAGATCCCAATACGTATCTACTTTTAAGGAAGGGTTGTAAGGCACTTTGGTTATACGCCCCTCTTCCATTGCTTCTTCTAGGTACTTGCCATAGATTGAGCCGGGTACATTTGCCACCCAGCTACATTCAAATTCCTGATTGTACTGATCTTCTGTCATCATAGCTTGTGCAGCTTCTAGCTCTTCTTGGTCTACTATACCTGTCTCTGATGCTTTATAAACTACACTATACCAATCTTTGTTCTGTGTAGCTTGTTCATATAAATCATAGAAAGCATTATGCCCTCTTGGTGTTCCTATAAAATAACAGAACGTAGGTTTCTCTTTTGTGTTTCTATCCGATAAAGCAGGTCGTATTACTTCAGGAAATACCGCTTCTGGGATGTCTGCCGTTTCATCAATGCAGCAGCCGTCAAGATAAAGCCCCCTAAGATTATTATAATTTTCTGCTCCGAGTAAACTTATTCTTGCTCCGTTAGGTAAATCTATCCTAAGTTCTGTTTCATGAAACTTTACATTAGGTATCTTCCTAGAAAAATCTTTTAAGTAGTCAAACGCAACACTCTTAGCCTGTCTATAAGTAGGTGCTAAATACGCATACCTAGGATTAGGCCTATTGTTCAAGATTGCTTCTCTCAATAGATGATTTATAATCATCACAGTCTTGCCGAACCTTCTGTGCATTACTAGAACCGCCCATCTATGCTTTGGTAGCTCTTTGTGAAGCTTGGCTTGTAGTGGTCTTGGTGTATAGGGTATTTCGATGTGTGTGGGCAAGACACTCTCCTCTCTCTCTATTATACGCTATAGCAGGCGGCCAGTCGTTTTTGGGGGGCGTGGGGGTCACAGTTTTGCAAAACAGCAGCACTATATGTACACCCTGCACACGCAAACCCACAGAAAACTAGCATTATTGTACGGGTAACAAACCCGTTACCCCTAGCAAAGCCCCAGAAATCTAAGCTTTTTGGGGGGACTCGTGCGTAGCTCGGCAATGACAGAGCCTTTATCACACACACTATTCCTGCTCCTTCACCTCAACATTACCATTACTCCAACTCAAAGTAATCGCTCCTGTATTCCCTGCTTCCTCTTTCTTATCCTTCAGACCCCAAGGCTGTATCCTACCTAGTGTCCACTTCAGACTATCTACCTCAAGCCTTCTACGCTGCACCTCTGCATTCATAAAGCGTGGATCCATATTCATTGGCAACTGAGAGGTTGCAAGATCTATAATGTGATCTCCATAGAACTCAGCCTGCTGCACTCTACCTCTACGATAGATCTCCCACAGCTCATCATCCTTACGCACAGCATTAGTGATAGACCTGTAGCTTGGCATCTTCTTGCTCTTGCAGATCTTTACAAGAGACTTACCCATAGCCAGTTCATCAGCAATCTGTTCCATTACTTCTTTAGTTACAATACTCATAGCGAATCATTTCATAGTTAGGGCAGGATAAATTGATTAGTATTAATAGAGGTACACCTGCCCCAATAAGCAAAGTTTTGCTTATTTTACCTATTCATAAAGGCTTTTCGATACATTGGCAACAACTAAATATAAATACCTTGACAGTAAGTGTCATTGTGCTATTTATGTAGGTATAACTAATGGAGGTATAAATACAATGAGTACAAGAAGTACATTAACAATAAGAACAGATAATTCAGTTATTCACTTTTATAGACACTATGATGGTTACATAGCTGAAGCAGGGCAAACTATACAGCTAGCTTTAGCAGAAGCTTATAGCCATGCAAACAAGAATGCTAACAGATCAATAGAGCATCCACACTTTAAAAAGTTTGTTAACATGATAATGAGCCATAAGTATGAAGCATCTCAATATCGTTCAGAACAACCAGTTTATGAATTGATAGAAGACCCTGTTGCTCATTCTGATAGAGAGTATCATTATGAAGTATCTTTTAATGATGCTGGGTATGTAAACATAGAAGTAGAAGCATGGGTGCCAAACTTTGATGAGAAAACACAAAGACATGAAGTTATATTCGATGGTGGCTTTGATGCTTATAAAGAGCTAGTAACAAAAGAAATGGCTATCGTTGCTGAAAGAATAGCAGAGCTTGAAAAGAAAAGAGGTGCATAATGATAGATGTACTAATAACTGACTATGGTTCACAATGTAAATTCCATCTCAAGAGCAATCAAGCTCTTGACTGGTGGAACTATCATGTAGCTGACAATAACTACACAGCAGAGCGTAGATACGCTAACGACATATACTGCGGTATGGTCAACAATGGTTTATCTATAAAAGTATTGAGGAGAGTAATATGATGAAAGCAATAAAACAATCAGAATATCTTGATGCTGTAGATAGAGCAAAGAAAAGAATGGATAACAAAAATACTTTTTTTGTAAGGCAATTACAAGATGAGATAGCAAGAGAAAAATGGGAAAAGGATTTTTGGTACAATAAATATAAAAATCTTAAAAATAAAATAGATAGATTAAAACAAGATTAACTCTGAAGCCCTTTGATAAGATAGTATGCTTTGATAAGGGCTTTCTCATACTTACCCTTTACG